CATCACTGTGACCGAGTAAGCCTCCTTTTTGTTGAACCGAGCCGCCTCCGGCCCCATCGGGGGCGGCTCCCTTAAACAGTAAATGAAATGCTCCCGAGAGTAAAAATCAACTATTTGAACGGTCTGCTCGGCACTGTCCCGGATAACCAGGACGGCCTGCTCGGCCTGGTCGTGCTGGGGGCCACCGCGGTCTCCTCGACCTTTGTCCTGGGCACGCCTTACCGGCTGGTCCGCCCTGACGACCTTTCCGCCCTCGGCATCACCACCACCAACAATGCCCGCATCGTGGAGCTGGTGAAGCAGTTCTACGCGGAGGCGGAAGAGGGTACGCCCGTTTACCTTATCGGTATTGCGGCCACGGCGATGACCACCGTGCTGGATGTGGATAACGGTCCCATGAAGGCCATCCTCCAGCAGCTGCGCGGCGCTCTCCGCGGGCTTATCGTCGCCTCCGCGTCCACCGCTACCGTCACGGTGACGGACGGGCTGGATCCGGACGTGCTCACCGCCATGCCCAAGGCGCAGGCCCTTGCCGACTGGGCTGCAGACAACTTGTTTGCTCCTATCTTCGTCATCCTGGAAGGACGCCATTTCACCTCCGCTGCAGATGCACCTGACCTTACGGCCCTGGCTTATAACCGGGTGGGAATTTTCATCGGAGACGTGGTGACTGCTTCCAAGAACGCTGCCGTGGGCACGCTGGCCGGACGCATCGCTGCCGCTCCCGTGCAGCGCAACATCGGCCGTGTGGCTTCCGGAGCCTTGGCGCCTGTGGAGATGTTCATCGGCTCCTCTACCGTTGACCAGGCCATGTCCGTGGTAGATGCCCTTTACGCAAAGGGATATATCACCCCGCGCATCTATATCGGCCTGTACGGTTACTACCTGGTGGATGACCACCTGGCCGTGGCCGGAACGGATGATTATGCCCATCTGACTGCCCGCCGGACCGTTGACAAGGCTGCACGCATTGCCTACATGACCATGCTGCAGTTCCTCCTGGACGAGATTGAGGTGAACACCGACGGTACCATGCAGCAGCCGGTTCTCAAGAGCTGGCAGGCCGCCGTCGAGAATGCCATCAACTCCCAGATGTCCGCCGCCGGCGAGCTCTCCGTAGTGGACGGCAGCGGCTGTAAGTTCTACATCGACCCCAAGCAGAACGTCCTGTCCACCTCCAAGGTGGAAGGCTCCCTGAAGGTCCGTCCATTCGGCTATGCCCGCGACATCATCGTGAATATCGGTTTCCTCACCCAAAACAGCTAGTGCCTTATGTTCGACAGTAAAGAATACGAATGGGCAGACGTCACTGTTGTGATGGCTGGCCGGGACGTCACCGGCATCCGGGGCGTCAGTTACACCTCCTCCCAGGAGAAAGAGGCGCTCTATGCCAAGGGCAACAAGCCCCACGGCATCCAGCGCGGAAACAAGTCCTACGAGGGCTCCATCCGCCTCCTGCAGTCCGAGTACGACGCTTTGAATGCGGCCGCCGGCGGAGATGTGCTGGATGTGAACTTCAACATCATCGTGTCCTATGGCAACCCTTCACGGGGTGACGTCATCAAGACCGACCTTCTCTCCGGCGTGGAGATTACCTCCAAGCCCAAGAGCCTGAACCAGAACGACAAGTTCATGGAGATCGAGCTTCCCCTGGTGATGCTTGACGTCATCGAAGACTACCAGTAAGATGGAAGGGGCCGTCGCCATCGCGGCCCCATCCATTTAAACACCCTTCAAACACCATTTAAACACACACAGAACAATGTTTACCTACACACAGGAACAGCTCAAGAGCTGGAAAGAAAAATACGGGGAGGTCTTCGAGATCTCCTGCGACGACAAGAAGGCCGTCTTTCACAAGCCTTCCAGAAAAGATCTCTCTTATGCCATGGCCGGATCCAATCAGATGAATGATTCCGTCAAGTACGCCGAACTCCTCATGAAACAGTGCTGGATAGACGGTGACATGGAGTTCCAGAATGATGACAATTATTTCTTCGCGGCGGTCCCTGTGCTGGGGGCGCTTGCTGAGACGAAGGAGGCCGAGATAAAAAAGCTATAGAGCTGGCCGACGGCCGGCCGGAAGTCGACATTGTGGGGTACTTCAATACACTGATCAGATACTACCTTCACATGGATCCGGACGGGCTATCGGACCAGCAGTGGGCCCAGACCATCGCCCAGCTCAAGCACATCCGTCAATCAGAGAGTAACATCAGATGAACATAGCCCAATATATCATCGATATAGCCGCCCAGGGCGACGGGCAGGCCGTCTCCAGAATCAACCACGTACAGAAGAGCCTAGATTCGGCCGACCGCTCCGCCTCAAAGCTTTCCTCAAGCCTCACAAAAGGCCTTGGGCAGGCTTTCCGGTCGCTTCCGGGAGCGGAGTTCATCACCAACCCGATAGTGGCTATAACGGCCGGAATCGGCGTGGTGTCGAAGATGGGAATGGAGGCCGAGAAGACGGCCACTGCCTTCAACGTTCTGGTGGGAAGCGAAGATAAGGCGGCTAAGATGCTGGGCGAAATCAACAAATACGCAGATAACACCCTTTGGGACCGCAGCACTGCTCAGACGGCCACCCAGACCATGCTGGGTTTCGGCGTGAGCACGGAGACGGTGGTTGATGACCTCAAGATGCTGGGCGATGTGGCGATGGGTGATAAGAACAAGCTGAACCAACTGGCTCTGGTCTTCGGACAAATCAGTGCAGCCGGTAAACTACAGTCACAGGATCTTAATCAACTTATCAGCGCCGGTTATAATCCACTTCTGGACATGTCAGAACTCACGGGTAAATCCGTGGCACAACTCAAGGACGATATGTCCAAAGGGCTGGTGACTTTTGACATGTTGCGAGCCGCTTTCCAAAAAGCAACCGGTGAAGGCGGCAAGTTCAATAACATGACCGAGCAGATAGCCCAGACTTCATTCGGAGCCTTCCAGAAATTGAAAGGCAAGCTTGTTGGGACGCTACTGGAATTGTATGATGTAATCCAGCCCCTTATTATTCCCGTATTAGAAACTCTCGGGAAAGGCCTGGACTTTATCTCCACGGCAGCAAGCTGGGTATCCAAGCATCTGAAGGATCTCATGTATGTCTTAGGAGGCCTCACCGCCTCAATTGCGGCATATAATGTGGTTGCAGCCGTAGCAAAGCTTTATACCGAAGGATGGACCATAGCCACCAAGGCACAGTATTTTGCCTTGCTGCTCCTTGAAAAGGGGCAGAAGCTGGTAAACCTGGCTATGTCCCTCAATCCTATTGGTCGGGTAGTGGCGGTCATCACCGCTCTTACCGCGGCCATCATTTACTGCTGGAACAAGTTCGCCGGATTCCGGGCTGTCATCTTGACGGTATGGGATACGATAAAAGGATTCGGCGAAATCCTGAAGCAGTACGTATTGGACAGGATATCAGGTATTATTGTCGGTATCGGCCAACTGGGGCGGGCCATCGGAAAACTCTTTCAAGGGGATTTCTCCGGAGCATGGGAAGCAGCAAAGATTGGCGCTGCAGAATTGACCGGCTTTACCGCCACAAAGAATGCTGCATCCTCTGCCCGCGACCTGGCTACAGGCACGAAGGGAAGGTTTGGCGCCCATCTGGAGATTGAACGGGAAAAGCAGGCGGCCAAGGACGCCATCAGTGATCCCAAGGCGGCCGGTGGCGCGGCGGATGCCTCCTCTTCTCTGTCCGGCGGGAAGACTACCGCCAACACTGCAAAGACCACAGCCAACGCCATAACCACCGGCGGCACCCGCAACACGTCCATCGTGCTGAACATCGGGAAATTCTTCGAGGATGTGAATATCAACAACAGTGGCGGCCGTGACTTCCAGGAACTGCGCGACGCGGTTCTGGAGAGTGTCAACCGGTCCCTTGAAATAGCAATCAGTGCGGCACGATGACGGAATACAGGTTCATATTGGAAGAGATGTATCGCCAGATAAGGCGTCCATACGGCGTATTCAATCCGGCTCCGTCGGCCGGGATTACTCCTCTGATGGACCCGCTGGAGGATCTCTCGGATGAGCAGCTGGCCGACTTCCTGGTCACCAATGCCAAGGGCGTGCCCATGGTGTTCCCGCTGTATTTCTCCCTGGAAGGCGGTCCCTGGTGGCTGCTTCCCTATGAGCCGCAGGTGACCATCCAGGGCACCAACGTGCTGGTGAAGAAACAGGTGTCAAAGGGTGCCGTGCGTGGCACTATCAAGGAACGCTGGAGCCAGGGGGATTTCCGCATCGGCATCTCCGGCATCCTGATGGGAGAAAACGGCAAATACCCGTCCGATGATGTGAAGACGCTCCGCTCGTACTGCGAGGCCGGGAAGGTCCTTGTGAAGTCTCCCCAGATGGAGCTTTTCTCCATTACCCAGATGGTGGTGGAAGACTGGAGCATCCCTTTCACGGCCGGGCAGGCCAACCAGGCTTATACCATCAACGCGGTGAGCGACGATATCTACAAACTGCTGCTCAGGCGAGAAGACTTGAAACAGATTTAGTCGATGTTTACGATGAAGTTTGACATAGAGGTCGGCGACTACAAGCTGGGCATGGTGGAGAAAGTGGAGATCATCCGCTCCGTCGAGCAGCTTGCAGACACTGCCGTCGTCACTCTTCCCGGTGCTGAGTACAACGTCGCCCTTGATATAGAGGATAAGATTCACCGCGGGGACCGGATAATCATCAACCTGGGCTATGAGGAGATTGGCATGGTGCAGGAGTTCGAGGGCTGGGTGCAGCGCATCGGCTCCGACAACGGCGCCATCACCCTGGAATGCGAGGACGACCTTTTCCACTTCCGGAAGGCCCTGAAGGACCAGCAGTTTGGCAAAGTCTCCCTGGCAACCGTCCTGGACACTGTAGTGAAGGGTGTCGGTGGCAATTACAATATTGACTGTTCCTACAGCTGGACGTATGAGAAGTTCGTGATCAATAATGCCACCGGCTACGATGTCCTCCGTAAGGTCCAGGAAGAATGCGGGGCCGATATCTATATACAGGACGGCACGCTGCACGTGCATGCTCCGGGAGAGAAGGTGGGTAATACCATCATCTACGACTTCTCGCAGAATGTGCAGGACTGTGACCTCACTTACAGGCGGACGGAAGACCGCAATGTCCGTGTTGTCGTGAAAGCGCTCCTTCCGGACGGGAAGGTGAAAGAGAGGGAGTATGGTACCACCGGTGGTGACAAGGTTGTAGTGAAGTGCGCCTCCAGTGACGACGCTTCGATGAAGCTTCGCGGCGAGAGTGAGCACAAGCGGCTCACCTTCGACGGCTATGACGGCAATATCATCACCTGGCTGGTTCCGTATATCAAGCCCGGAGACAAGGCAGAACTGCATGACAAAGACTATGCTTACAAGGACGGTTCCTACTATGTAAGGGCCGTCACCACCGAGTTCAGCGCCGACGGCGGGAAACGCACTGTCGAGCTGGGCTACAGACTGACATAAAGGTATGACACAGGAGCAAAGGTTATTAAGGAATCTTCAAGAGGCGGTAGGGACTGCGCCCATCACCGTCTACCAGGGTATCGTCGTCTCTGTGGAAGATACTACCTGCACTGTCCGTTTCGGCTCGATGGACGTGTCCGGCGTCCGGCTCCGGGCGTCCGAAGCTTCGGATGATGCGCAGCTGCTCATCGTGCCCAGGAAGGACACGGCGGTCATCGTGGGGTCCCTCTCCGGAGACCTGGCCGACCTGGCCGTCCTGTCGGTGGATGCCGTAGACCGGATAGAGATAAACGGCGGGAAGCTGGGCGGCCTCATTAACATACAGGAGCTCACGGATAAGATCAATGACCTGGTAGATGCCTTCAACAAGCATACTCATACCATTTCTTCCGGCGCCGTTGTTTGCGGGACTTACCCGAATGCCAATCCGGTAACCGTTCCGGCCGTCACCAGCAAGGCAAACAAGCTGGACAAGTCCGATTACGAAGACGAAACCATTAAACACTGAAGCGATGAGAGGGATTCAGATGACAGACTATGACCTGGATATCAAGGTGGTCACCGACGCTTCCGGACGAATCCAGTCCGGACTGGTGGTTGGTGATATCCTGCATCAGAACCAGGCACTGATCCTACTCTTCCACAAGGGCGACCTGAAGGATGACGTGTCGGTGGGTGTCGGCATTGACCGGATGCTGCTGGATAACGACCGGCTCTCCTGGTCCCGCGAGATCCGGGAGCAGCTGGAGATGGACGGCCAGAAGGTGGAAGAGGTAACGGTGAATGACAAGTCAATTAAAATAAGAGCGAGCTATGTTTGATACTTTACGGAATCTTTTCATAACCATCACCAGCGTTCTGGTGGGTTATTTTGCGCCGTTGCGGGATGTTGTATTTGTGATATTCTTCGTCTTCCTGCTTAACTGCCTCTTCGGCCTCATCGCCGGCGTAGGAGTCCAGGGTGAAAAGTTCAACTTGAAAAAGTTCTTCCGGTGCATCATGGAGACGCTGGTCTTCTATGTCATTGTCCTGTCCATCTACCTGGTGGGCGAGAAGATGGGGAACCCGTCCGGAGCCATCCAGTGCATCAGCGGGGTGGTATATGCCATTATCTACTTCTATGCAGTGAATATCCTCCGGAACGCTCACAAGCTGCTTCCGAAGAGCAAGGGTATCAAGTTCCTTTTCTACGTACTCAGCTTCGAAGTAATCAAGAAGATTCCCTATCTGCAGCAGTACCAGGAGCATTCTTCTACCGTTGAAGAGGAGATAAAAAAGGAGGACTGAGCAATGGGCAATATTACCAAGAATTTCTCTTTCTCCGAGTTTGAGCACTCGGATACGGCTATCCGGGAGGGTATCGAAAACAAGATTCCTTCCGCTGAGGTGGGAGGCGCAATCCGTTCTCTCACGGTTAAGGTCCTGCAGCCGTTGAGAGACGACCTGGGGGCTACTGTCATTGTGGAGAGCGGCTACCGGTGCAAGGAACTCAACGCGCTGGTGGGAGGCGTGGAGACGTCTCAGCACCGCAAGGGAGAGGCGGCCGACATCCGGAGCCCGTTTTTCGTTCCGCTCCATATCGCCAGGAGGATTGTCGCACTGAAGCTTCCTTTTGACCAGCTGATCCTCTATCCGACTTTCGTTCATGTCAGCCACAGGAGGAAAGGGCGTCAGCGTGGTCAAGTGTTGTATAATTACCGTTACACCGGTGAAAAGATATAATGCCTATGCGTAGGTATTTCATAACGTTTTTTGTGTGTTTACTGGCTCTCGCGGCCTGCTCTCCGCGCGTTTTTCACGGGGAGCAGGTGGCCAGGGCTTTAATCCAGGAGCAGGACTCGGAAAAGATGTCCATGCAGAAGTGGATGGAGCAGTATATGCACCAGGTGCTGCAGGAGTGGAAGAACATGCAGGAGTGGACCGACCAGATATCCGTAAAGGAGGTCTTGTCCGATCCGGACTCCACCGGAGCCCAGCATGTAAAGGAGAGGGTTACCACTACGACCACCCACCACTCCGAAGCTTCGTCCGGCTCCTCGAAAGAAACAAAGACGGAGATCCAGCAGCAGACGGACAGCACGCAGTTGAAAGAATCCAGCAGCGCCATTTTTAAGGAAGAGGAACAGGTCGTAGACGGAAAGGTGGATGGATTTTTCCCCTGGTACGTGTATGCTGCCGCCCTTTTGGCTGCCGTCGTTGTCGGCTTTGTGCTGTACGCTAAGAAAGAAAAATGGTTTCATATAAAGAGCCAATAAGATGAAAGTGACCGTACTCAAGCGCCAGACGCTATCCGATATCGCCCTGGAGGTCTACGGAGACATCTCCGGGCTTCCCGGTATTGCCCGCACCAACGGGCTGGCCATGACGGCGGAGCTGGTCGTAGGGCAGGTTCTGCAGTGCCCGGATGTTGTATATGACGCCTACCTGCAGAACTACGTGCGCAAGTACGGCATCAAGCCGGCCACCGCCTATTACGACGATGAGGGGGAGATACGGCAGCGCATTTTCACGGAAGAGTTCACACTAGAGTTTACTTAATATGGCAAGGACAATTCGACAGATAAAGGGCGCCATGACGCAGCAGTTCATGGCGGACCCCACGATAATAGAGCGCTACGGCTTCCCGGCCGGATCCGTCTTCGAGGACACCTTCAGCGCAGTGAGCCTGGAGTCCATCTGGTTCTCCATCGTGGCAGCTGCCATCTATGTGCTGGAGACCCTTTTCGACGCCTTCAAGGAAGACGTAGACGCGAAGATAGCCGAGGCGGTGGTGGCCTCCATTCCCTGGTACCACAAGATATCCCTGGCGTTCCAGTATGGTGACAGCCTGGTCTTTGACGAAAAGACGCAGGGCTTTGTCTACCCGGAGATAGACGAGAGCAAGCAGATAGTGAAATACGCAGCCTGCAGGGACCTGGGCGGAATGGTCTATGTGCTTGCCTCGAAGGATAACGGATCCGGCTCTCCGACCCCGTTGTCCGCAGCTGAGCTATCGGCCTTTGACGCTTACCTGCGAGAGCGAAAACCGGCGGGTGTGCTGCTGCAGACGGCCAGCTTCTCTCCGGACCTGGTCCGGGTGGTGCTGACGGTCCAGTACGACCCGCAGGTACTCACTCCGGAAGGGAAGCTTATCGCAGACCCTTCGGTTTACCCCGTTGAAAATGCCATTAATAGCTATTTAAACGGAATAGTATATGGTGGAGCATTGAACAAGACGAAACTGGTAGATGCTGTACAGGTGGCTCCTGGAGTGGTCGATGTGTCACTCTCCAGCGTCTTGGTGAAGTCGGCAGCAGCTGCAGATTATTCGGAAGTATCCGGAAATAACTATATGGGCGTAAGCGGCTCATTTGTTTCCAATAATTTGAGAAACGGAATAAGCTATGTTTTATCACTTTGATGTAGATAAATGGATTATCCACCTTCTTCCTCCAGTGCTGAGGAAGAAGTCCGTCTATGCCTTCCTGCGTTCTCTCCTTTATCCGGTGAAGCAACTGCAGGCGGCTTTCCTGGCGTATAAGGATGGCATAGACACGCAGCTAACGTATAACTCTTTCCAGGACTTCCTTGTACGCTTTTTAAACGGTCTTTTTTTCTTCGAATACGATGCAATCTACATCACCGATGTAACCAAAGAAAGAACCTTTTTACATAAGGAAACGGAGGCGCTGTCTCCTGTTTACATGTCTTATGAAGACGAAGACCCGGCTGTTGCTATTTCTTTGTTTAGCTACAGTCCAAACGCGATCTCCGGTAGCTTTATCGTGCACGTTCCTGCAGTTCTCTCAGAGGCTGATGTTGCGACGGTGTCGAACTGGGTGAATTATTACAAGATGGCCGGTACAGAATTTAAAATCGAAGTATATGAATAAGTTATTATGCTTTACAGGGCAGCAGCCAATCTATCTTGGAGATTTTGACTTTATGCAAAATGCGTCCAAGAGCATGTTAACATGTATTGCCAGGGCTTTGATGGATCAGGGAAGCGATACGCTGAATGCCATCCTTCAAGGCGTCGAGATCATGTATAGTATAGGAGGAAATGATATTATTTGGAGCTCCGGCGTAGCCGTACTTGACGGGGAAATACTGCCTGTCAGAAGTGGTATCGCGACCGGTTCGGCATCCACATCCTTATACTTTCATGTAGTTGAAGAGACCAGTGGGGATAGGGTGTTTAAAAACGGTGTTACGCATGATTGCTGGGCAACCCGCTATGCAATTATCAACACGACA